AAGATACAAAGAGTAGCGTACTAGAGCATCGGATTAACCGGTGCTTTTTTAGTGCATATTTTACGGATACCGCCCGGTAAGCGGGGAAAGGACTAACAATGGCAGAATTCAAAATTATCGAGACACAGGAACAGTTTGACGCTGCAATCAGCGAACGTCTCAAAAGAGACAGAGAGACACAGGCAAAGAAGTATGAAGGCTGGACATCTCCAGAAGACATGCAGAAGGTTATCGGAGGCTACGAAAGCCGAATCAAGGCACTCGAAGACGCTGCCGCAGCCACGCAGCAGACTTTGGCGGAAAAAGATGCCGCCATCGCAGAGAGTACGAAGTACAAGACCGACTTGGAAAAAACGAGAATCGCACTCTCCGTTGGACTCGATCTGAAATATGCCGAACGGCTGAAAGGTGAGAATGCAGACGAATGGAAAGCAGACGCAGAGGAGCTGGCAAAGGATTTTGCAGCTTCTCATGTGACCGCTCCGCTCGGTTCCGCAGAGCCTACAGTCGACAATGCCAACAAATCAGACAATGCCTGGAAAGCGTTTGCCGCTTCCTTTGGCAACAATACATCTAACTAGGAGGACATGAAAATGCCTAATACCAAAACACATGCAAATGATTATTTTCCTACCGAACTCGCAAATGAGATGTTCCTCAACGTGCAGGGTCATTCCGCACTGGCAAAGCTGAGCGCACAGAAGCCGATCCCGTTCAACGGTGAGACCATCTTCACATTCTCCGGCGTTGGCGAGGCTTCCATCGTTGGTGAGGGCGAGAACAAGCCTGCAGGCAATGCTGTAATCGCTCCGAAGACTATCCGTCCGCTGAAGTTCGTTTACCAGCACAGAGTATCTAACGAGTTCATCTACAACGCAGAGAGCAGACTTCCCTACCTTCAGAGCTTTGCAGAGGCTTTCTCCCGTGTGATCGCTCGTGGTCTTGACATCGCTGCTATGCACGGTATCAATCCCGCTGACCTTTCCACAGCTTCCTTCCAGGCTACAAACAGCTTTGACGGCCTTGTAACCGGCAACACTGTAACCTATGCAGCTGCAAACGTAGATGCAAACATTGACGCTGCCGTTCAGATGGTACTTGCAGACGGTTGTGCTGTTAACGGTATCGCTATGTCTCCTGTAGCTGGCGCAGCTATGGCGGCTATCAAAGTAAACGGCGTTCCTCAGTATCCTGAGTTCAGATTCGGACAGAACCCCGGCGCATTCTATGGCATGGGTTCCGATGTGAACGGAACTGTAAACGTAACCGGTTCCGCTTCTGGCGCACAGACTGACCATGTAATCGTTGGTGACTTCCAGAACGCTTTCCGTTGGGGCTACGCGAAGAATATCCCTCTTGAGGTTATCGAGTACGGTGATCCGGACGGACAGGGCGACCTTAAGAGAACCAACGAGGTTGTACTTCGTGCAGAGGCATTCATCGGTTGGGGCATCCTCGATGCTAACGCTTTCGCAATCGTAAAGGCTTAATTATGGAATACCGGAACAAGAATACAGGCGTTGTGATTGACGTTGAGAGCGAGCTTGGCGGTGACTGGGAAAAGGTTCCCGCCGAGCCGCCTGTTCCGGCGAAAAAAGCACCGCCTAAACGGAAAGGGAAGGCAGAAAAATGAGTAGTTTTGCAACACTGGCAGACGTAACACTCCTCTCCGGACGCACGTTCACAAGTGCGGAACAGGAGCGGATTGTGGCTCTTTTGCCGCTGGTGTCGGATGCCTTGAGATATGAGGCGGTAAAGGTTGGAAAAGACCTTGACGAGATGATGAGCGATAGCAGCTCATATGCCAGCGTTGTCAAATTAGTCACAGTTGATGTCGTGATGCGTGCATTCAATCAGTCGAACGAGGGCGAGCCGATGAGCCAGATGTCGCAGAGTGCGCTTGGTTATACAGTTTCAGGCACTTATGCGATTCCTGGAGGCGGTATCGCCAATTCCATCATGCGGAACGACATCAAGCGTCTCGGACTCCGCAAACAGCAGATTGGGGTGGTGAGTTTATGGTCTCCTTACTCCACGGAATAACGATTCAGCTGTATGAGCGGACTGAAACAGGAAAAGATGCATTCAATCGCCCAGTTTATACGGAGACAACCGTAAATGTCGACAACGTCCTTATCGGAGAGCCGTCCACACAGGAGATTGTGGACACGCTCAACCTCACTGGAAAGAAACTGGCATATACGCTTGCAATCCCGAAGGGCGATACACACGACTGGACCGATGTCTCTGTATCGTTCTGGGGCGAGAAATTCCGCACGATCGGAGAGCCTACGCAGGGCATCGAAGCAATGATCCCGCTCGACTGGAATAAGAAAGTCAGGGTGGAACGCTATGGCAGGGACTAGCAGATTTGAGTTGAACTATGCGGGAGTCGGTGAACTTCTGCGGTCTGGAGAGATGAGAGGTGTCATCGAGGCATATACCGATGCTGTTCTTTCCAATGCCGGACCGAGTTACGGCTCGCAGGTGAAACTCGTTAAAGACAGATGGGCAGGGTACGTTGACGACAGGACTCCAGAAGGCAAACAGGACAATCTCGACAACAACACTCTGCTCAAATCATTGAGGGGTTAAAGCATGGTTGAAGCAATTTATATTGACTATCTTAGTGCTGTTTTCCCGGAGATTCCAGTCTATGCAGAGCGTCCTACAAAGCATATCCCAGATGCATTCATTATGATTGACAACACGGGAACGAGTGAAGAGAACCACATCTGGCACTCCACTGTTGCTTTTCAGTCTTACGGACAATCGCTCTACGATGCGGCGGCTCTGAATGACCGTGTTATAGAAGCGGTCAAGAACAGCACGACATTGGACGTGGTAGCATCTGCCCGTCTTAATTCAGCATATAACTTTACCGATACCGCCACGAAGTTTTATCGCTATCAGGCGGTATTTGATATTACACATTACTAGGAGGAAGCACAATGGCAACATCTGCAAATGTTACGGCAGGCAAGCCGAAAACAACAGGCGCAATTTTCGTAGGTGCGACCACTCTCACAATGCCGACCAATGCGACAGCTGCACTTCCGACAGGATTCACTGAGGTTGGTTATGCGTCCGAGGACGGTCTGACCAATGCGAATTCCAGAAGCGTTGAGAGCATCAAAGCATGGGGCGGAGATACAGTCCTCACCACACAGACCGAAAAGACCGACACATTCACCTTCACTCTGCTGGAGGCTGAGAACGTTGACGTTCTGAAGGTCGTACACGGTGATGACAATGTGTCCGGCACTCTTGCAGACGGCATCTCTGTGGAAGTAAATGCCAAAGAACTGCCGTATAAGGCATGGGTATTTGAAATGATCCTGAACGGAGCTGTAAAGCGTGTTGTTGTTCCGTATGCAAAGGTTACCGAGATTGGTGACGTTTCCTATGTGGACAATGGCGCAGTTGCGTATCCGATCACGATCAGCGCAGAGCCGGATGCTAGTGGCAACACTCACTACGAGTACATCAAAGCATCTGCATAAGTTACAGGAGGAGCGCAAATGATAGAAGGGACCACTCAAAGCGGTTTTACTTTCAGTATTCCAGATGGACTCACTGAGGACTTCAGACTGCTGAAAGCATATAAGGATATTAGGAACGGAGATGAGGAGGCAAAAGTCGATGCGGCCATCAACCTTGTCTCCGTTATTTTTTCAAATGATGACGAAGAAAAACGGTTTTATGAGCATCTTGCGAAGCAGAACGGCGGACGTGTTCCGAGTCCTGTTTTATTCAAGGAGCTTTTTGAAATCGTGAACATCGCCACCAAGAAGGACAAAGAGACAAAAAACTCCTGACCCTCGCCTATATGTATTCGGAGGACAGTGACGCATTGGAGTGCGATTTGGCAGAGACTTACGGATTGTTTGACCTGCACAGCATTCCATTGCGGAAACTGGCCATCCTTGCATGTGGGTTGAGGGATGACTCACGCATAAAAAAGAAGCTGAACGGCATGGACGTAGACGTTGACTCCTTGCTATTGGCTTACGCTGTAGACCGCTTGTCATGGCTGGTATGGGCAAAGACCAAGGACGGACAGAGGGGACGAAACAAGCCAAAGTCAATCGTGGACATCCTGCTGCATCGAAGTGACGAAGAAGTCACCAAGGTGGACTCGGATGTATTCGATTCCTTGGAAGCGTTCAAGGCAGAGCGTGAAAGGATTTTGCAACGTATAAAGGAAGGTGAGACAAGTGCCTGATCTGGGCAAAGCGTATGTGCAGATTGTTCCGTCTGCGGAAGGCATTTCCAGCGGAATCAGCGACATCGTCCTTCCCCAAGCTGACAGTGCAGGCGAGGAAGCCGGTCGCAGTATGGGCGACAAACTTGCCTCCGCACTGAAAACTGCACTGATTGCAGCTGGTATTGGCGCAATCATCAAACAGGCTGTTGGATCCGTGAATGAATTAGCGGATTACGGCGACAATATAGATAAGATGTCTCAGAAGATGGGCATGAGTGCACAAGCATACCAGGAATGGGATGCGGTCATGCAACACTCCGGAACGTCAATGGAAGCAATGAAGTCGTCCATGAAGACGCTCGCCAATGCTGCGGAAAACAATAGTGTAGCGTTTGAAGAACTTGGAATCACGCAGGAAGAACTTGCAAGTCTTAACCAGGAACAGCTTTTTGAGCGCACTATATCCGCATTGCAAAACGTTGAGGATACTACCCAGAGAACATATCTCGCAGGCAAGACCCTCGGACGAGGAGCGACAGAACTCGGTGCTCTGCTTAACACATCTGCGGAAGACACGCAAAAGATGCGAGACAGAGTGCATGAACTGGGCGGTGTAATGTCTGACGAAGCAGTCAAAGATGCGGCGGCATATAAGGATAGCCTCCAAGACATGCGGACAGCCATCAGCGGTTTTGGTCGTGGAATCGTGCAGGAATTTCTGCCATCATTCACGCAAGTAATGGACGGTGTGGCGGAGATCTTCAGTGGAGATGCGGGCACTGGTGTTGGAATGATTCTTGAAGGAATCGGAGGCATCGGACAGAAAATTACGGAAGCGGTTCCACAGGTCCTTGAAGCTGGCAGGCAGATTGTCGGCGGCATTATACAGGGAATCGCAGAGAGGCTTCCGGACATTCTGACTAACGGCATGGAGACAATTCAACAGTATGCCGGTGGAATGTTGCAGAATTTGCCTGCCGTAATCACTTCGATCGGTGAGATCCTTAACAGATTCATCGAGTACATTCTTACGAATCTCCCGACCATATTGGAAAAAGGATCAGAACTGATAACCTATCTCGCCAATGGTATCAGTGAGAATCTTCCTGCAATCCTGTCTGCGATCGGGCAGGTGCTTATGCAGTTGCTTCAGACTATCATCGCACATCTTCCGCAGATATTGCAGGCAGGTATTAAGCTGATCCAGAGCCTTGCTAGTGGAATCTTCCAGATGCAAGGTGCAGCTGTGAGTGCAGCAGGAACTGTTGCATCGGCGGCATTGCAGAAGTTATTGGGATTTGTCGGACAGATGCTGAGTGCAGGTGTGAGCTGGATCACGAACGTCATCAGCGGTATCGTTAGCATGGTTGGAAATCTGACCAGCACAATGGCGAGTGCGGCAAGCAGTGCATTTAGTTCGTTCACTGCGGACTGGGCATCGATTGGTAGCAACATCATCAGCGGTATTGTGAGCGGTGTTACAGGAGCGGCACAGAGTTTGTACAACGCATTAAAAGACATTGCAAGTAGTGCACTGGATGCGGCGAAGAGCCTGTTAAAGATTGGTTCACCGTCCAAACTCTTCCGAGATGAAGTCGGTAAATGGATTCCAGAAGGTATCGCAGTCGGTATCGATATGAATGCCGATGCGGTAGACGAAGCGGTGGCAGATTTGGCTAATCCGTTCGCATTTGACACAAGCGCATACATGCCGTCAGAGGTGGCAAGCCCGTATGGTAGCACAGGGTATCAGATGGGGAACTGGACCATCAACGTCTATCCATCCGAGGGTATGGACGAAAAGAAACTGGCGGATTATGTTGCAGATAGCATAAATAAACAGATCAGACGGAAAGGAGCGGCGTTCGCATGAGTTTTGCCAAAAGAGCGAGAGATAATTACTTCACATTGAATGGCCGTTCCTCCGCTGACTGGGGGATTGTGGCGAGTAAAGACAATGGTTTTGATGCTCCAGAACGGGATGTATCAGCTATTGAGGTTCCTGGAAGAAATGGCGAACTGCACATTGACAACGGCCGGTGGCGCAATATTGATGTGACATACAATGATTGCGTTATTGAGCGTGATTTTACAGAGCGATTCGGAGACTTCCGTGCATACTGCGCAAGACAGAGGGGCTATCAGAGGTTGGAAGACACATTCCATCCCGATGAATACAGGCTCGCTGACATGACGCAGGGCATCGAAGTGAAGAAGCTGGGCACTCGGTACAATGCAGGGTGGTTTGACTTAACTTTCAACTGCAAACCACAGCGTTTTCTGAAGAGCGGTGAAGAACCGATTGTGCTGATACCAGTAAAGGCAGACGGAACAACCACGTTCATGACTCCAAAGTATATGTTTCCCACGTGGTCATATCCAGAAGTCGTACCGTCAGATGCATATACTGTTGCAATCACGTTGTTGGAGTCTGAATATCCAATCTCTTACTTTGTAAGGTTTTACATGGATGGTGACCCTGCATACGTTGACACAACAGAGGAGACGCTGACAACAGGAGAGCGTGTTACAAAGTTTACAACAAGCTCCTATGCAATCGGGTGGCAGGTTATTTTTACAAAAAGTTCGAGCGAGGACATTGATACTCCGAAATTGCGCATAGAAGGGTTCTCGGCTGCAATAGCAGACAAAAGCAGGATGGACGGGATCCTTTGCAGGCGTTTTTCGATGCACAATCCTACCGGTTACAAATGCAAGCCGTTGTTTGATGTTTACGGTCAGATATTTACATTGCAAGGCGTAAAGCAGATTGACGATGAGTTTTGGTCGATTCAGAGCACCGACTATTCATCTGTTACAAGTCACGTAATCATGGATTGCGAGAACGAATATCTGTATTACGTTGACGCAAACGGAAACAAGAAAAATGTGACTGGCTATATTACAATTACGCATAAAGATAACGCAAACAACACATTGATTCCATCGTTTCCAGAATTTGGAGAAGGCGAGACACTTCTGACTCAATACACGACAGCAACAACGTCTCAAACAGTCGGCATGATGATAGTAGTATATCCGCACTGGTTCACGATCTAGGGGGTGGCTAGATGATTCCACGACTTTACGAATCTACTGAGACCACCTTTTCTACGTTT